GTTTGTAGGAGGAGACGATTTTTATTGTATTTTATTAGATCAAGACGCTCAGAAGTTACAATAAAATATATACAAGTACTTTTCTCAAACTCAAACAGGTATGGTGGGATTAGGATAATGTGTAAAGAAGGTTAATATGTTAGGAAATAAAGTAGATTTTTTATCTAAAATAGGAGTTATATATCCTAACAAATGTTTCATTTTTAGATAGTTTCCTAGAATAGCTTATCTCTAAAAATTTTCCAGCTCAGCAGTTTAAGATTATTAGACGTTGGTTAAGGCTATGTGTTGTTCATTTTATTGTTCGGGATATGATTTTTCTTATGTCAAGAGTATATGCGCATAATTAGGAGATTTGCATTAGAGTATGGACTTATATTAATTGCTTACGACGATTAGTATGTATATGAATATACCTATGTCTAGGTTGAAATATATATCATTAAATTTATTTTCAATGCCTAGTGAATATAAAGGAGCAGATTTTGATCTGTACACGGTATCTCCGTAGCTTGGAGATTATGATGGTTTGGATAAGTATTAAATTATCGGTGAAATTGGAGACGTTTTTAACAAGAAGTATGACTGGTTATCAAAGAATATGGAATAACCAGGGAATGTAGGAGGAGGATACAATATTGTCACGAAAAATGCGGATATGTATATTACAAGTCTGGGAAAACGAGATTTTCAAGGTCTGATAAGCCGAGAAATTAAAAATATTGGACTAATTGCTAGAAATGAATAAAATAAAACCGAACAAGTTATTAGTACTGCTAAAACTAATGGTGGCCCACATCTTAAAGGGACTGTTTAATTAGACAGTAAGTAAAACAATGAAGAGTAATTACCTTCATAAAAATTTTCCAGAAGTGCTACATAAGTAGGTAATAGGAAGAATGAATAGTAAAAAGCTAAAGATAAGAACAAGTAAAGATCTACCAATAAAGGTTAAACTGTGGTAGGACCAAAGAAGAAATAAAGATATGGAGAAGATAGAAATACTCATATGACCAATAAATTTAGAGAGAATAAATATGCCATGTCGTTACTAAATCCATTTTGTACTAAAGCGGTAAGAGGACCGAATGAGTTCTGTTAACCTACAAGTTTATATGAATATAAATTTGTAATAGATTTAGATGGAGGATAGAATAACATGTAGGCTATTTTGTATCCACATAATCTTTATAGTTCTACGCTTGATAGTGGTATGTCAAGCTTCTTTTAATATATCGCATCAGATAACGGATATAAAGATACTTTAGTTACCTTTAATCATTAAGGAACAGGATCACCATATTTTACTAATAAGATACTTCATCCTATGGCTTCTCATGCTAGCTCTGGAAATGACCCAGATGATTCAGGAAGGTTCACATCTTTCCGAGTTGTCAGAACTGGTATTAAAATTATGCCAGTTTCTAACATCACTGTCAGACAGGGTGTTTTAACTATAGGAATGGTTCCAGGTAAAACTATTGGAAGTACATCCACAGGGGTGACTCTTCCTAGCTCATAGAGATTGAGATAATATGCAACATCTTATGAAGTCGCTTTGGCAAATTTACCTGTTACAGGAACAGACTATGTTTGGGTTCCTTTAGATCCATAAGATTTGATATTTATGGGAAGTTATGCTTTATTAGATGGAGATTCTATAGCTTATTAGAATAGAAATCCTATATATTTGAATTTTGACGGAATATCTTCTGAGGACAAATATAGGATAGAGATAGTGAGTACCGTAGAATACATAGCTTCTATGAATTTTGTGGATTGGATTACTCCATAG